CTTCCGACAGTGTTGCCTGATTCAATAAGGTTGCCCAAGCCGTTCCAGTTCTTGCCACTGTTGCCAGTACCATCACCGAAGAACATGGCGTTGAAGCCTTCCTTCATTGATTCTTCAGCCTGCATGATCTTCGCTTCAAGAAGGTTGACCATTGCCTGCTCACCATTGTTCTTCGCTTCTTCAATACCCGAAATAGCGACAGAAGCAGCGTACTGCTTCCAGTCGAATTCCGCAGCAGTGATACCCGACTGAGGAGTAAGCGAAATGGTGTCGTACCCTGAGTACGAAGCCACAGTGCTGTTTTCGCCGTAGATCAAAGGCTCAACGATGTTAGTACCACCATTAAGCATGCGAATACGACCCTTGTCCATCAAGAAAAAAGTCAAAGGACGAGCGTTGAAAACGTTGTCAGTAAGTGTTTTGCGGTAGTTAGCAACTGTCGTTGCCAAAAGTGTTTGAAGAGAATCTCCATGAATAGCCATTGCAATACCCCTTTAAGGTTTAAGAGACACCGTGTTGCCGTTTAGCAGCAGCCCAAGCGTCAGCGATTGTGCGGACAGGTCCAACCTCATCCTTGCCACTTCTCGCAGAAGTAGCACCTGAAACAACAGATGCTGCACGTTTCGCTTCAGTAGTCTTAGTGACACGTTCAGTTTCTACTGAACGTTTCGCACTGACACGGTCAAAAGCGATCTGCTTGAAGACTGCTTCAAGGTTAGTGTTCCCCTGCGCAAGCGCAGCAGACACCACTTCTTGAGGATTGAAATCTTCCCCATATGTTTTTTGCAACCTTTGGATTTCAGTTTCAAGCCTTTGTTGCGCCTGCATTTGCTCAAAAGCGCTCACACGCTTATCGATCTCCTGCAGTCGCCTGTCCACTGGATCATCCAAACTGTAATCACTCAGGTAAGGGTCATCGTCCACCATGCGCTGTGCTTCTTTTCTTGAAACACCATAATGTTCAGATAACAAATCCAAAGTGCCAGCAGGATCATTATCCAGTGCCTGCCTAATGGCAGAAGCCCACTGAAGTTCCTGACGTTGCTGTGCTAGTTCCTGCGTCTTACGGGTATAATCCGATTGACGACTGTAACCAGCCACTGCTTCAGATAGAGGAACACGTACATCAGCGCCATCAACTTTTACAGTGACGTAATGATCACCATATTCGTCGACATCCAATAACGGAACATCTACATCTGCTTCGCCCAAATCCTCGACTTGTCCGTCATATACGGGGTCTATATCGGGGGTATTACCGAGTATGTCACTCACTTGCTCTCCTTAGAGTCCTAATGGTTGCTCTATAGATATATCTGTGCGTTACATGGTGTTAGGTAATTGCATACCTAACCTGCTTGACAACGCTGCTAAAACAGCGGGGTCAACACCTGACATCTGATCAGGACTCATAGTCATAGGCGCTCCACCACCCATATCAGGCATAGGTGCTCCACCTTGCGGTGGCATGATTTCCTGTGGTGGCATAGCACCTTCAGGTGGCATGCCACCCATCTCAGGAGGTGGAGGAGGTGCTTGCTGAATGAACTGTTCAGGGTTCTTAATACCAAAACCGAACTGCAACACATGCCCTGCCAAAGCAGGCATGTTAATAAGTCCAGCACCAGCAAACGGCGACATGGCATCAACCATCTGTAATGCCATCTGTCGTCGGAACGACTCATTTACAGGAGCAGTTGAACCAGCCTCAACTTCAAAGTCAAACTCGCCAGCAATATAGTCGGAATCAAAAGTAACCCACAGTGGTTCACCATCTTTACCAACAATACGGGCAACCTGCTCGCCAGTCATGAACTGCTCAGCGAGAGCAACAAGACGATAAGCAACCTCAGCGATAGCGCCTTCAATGGTAGCCAACTTGTCTGCTGCACGAGCGTTAGCAGCATCTTGAACAATTGCTGCTTCAGTAGCAGTACGACGAATCTCTGGAACACCACCACGCTGATACTCAGATACACCTGAAACAGTCTGAATGTCCCCCTCAATAATATCTGATTGACGATAAAACTCAGGAGGAGTAACTACAGCAGGGAAAGGAGAAACAACATTGTTCAAGTTCTCGTCACTTGACACGGGAACAAGAACGTTGTCGTAGTCTGATTCAAGGGCTGCACGACCATCCGCATCAAATGCGGATTCTTTAAACAAATACTTACGTGAGTATCGTTTACGGTGATTCATCATCTGAGTACGAGTCGCATTCAACTCACGTTGAAGCGGCTCAATAGCCTCAAGGTCACCCATAGGATAGAAGTAGTCAGGAATGTCGTAGTTACGAATCATCACAAAAGGATGACCAAACGCATACGGCATATCCATAGGCTTAACTAAGAAATGTTCACAACCATCGGCAAAAACACACATCTGTTTTTTGACGATGTCGTAAAACTCCCAAACCTCAACATACCCTTCTTCGGTATCTTGAATCTGACGCTTTGAAGGATCATCGTTATAACGACCCCACGAAGTAGCACTAATGTTGTCACGTGCAACACGTGAATAACGCTTATCGCTCTTAACTTCTTTCAAAGTACGACGAATACGTTGAGCAATCCAACGTGCGTCATACATGGACGTAGCATCAGGATCAACGAACACATCAAATGGTGATACACGCTCAACAAAAGGACGATCCTCAACCACAATCACAGAAGGCGTAATCTCATTACCTTCTACATCAGGATCAGAATGATCGCCATCTTTGCCAATGTTCTCTTCCTCAACATAACGATAGCCAGCCTTCAGCCAGCCATGACCAACGATAAGGAAGTCTTTTACAGCACGACGAAATTCGGGACGAACCTTATAGTGCTTCCACCAGTAGTTAATAACAGCCTCAGTGATAATTGCCTTGGGCGCATCATCAGGACGACGAGCATTAACAGCAATCTTTGGATAGTTAACAGCAACGCTAGGTGCAATAACGTTTACAGTGGAGAAAGAAATGTTGACAAGAAGACGATCTTCATCAGAGATGTCTTCATAATGACGACCACGATAAAGATCAATCAAACGTCGCCACGTGTCGTCGTAATCTTCCTCACGTCGCCAACGTTTGCAAACAACAATTTTCTTCTGATAGTTAGCAAGTAGTTCAGAATTAGACTGACGAGCCATCAGATTCCTTCCATGCCTGAGCAGAACGAGCAATCAAGTTCCACACAGCAATTATGCCAGCAATACCAGCAGCCTTAAAAAATGACACACCCACAACAGCAGCACTTAAAGGTGCTGCGGTTGCTCCAGCAATAAATGTTGCTATGGCACGCTTAAACGCTTCCTTGTAACTCATAATCCTTCTTTCAAGTGATAATCAATATGATCGTCCAAGCGATCATCAATGTGATCAACTTTTTCTTCAATACGGCGAAGAACTTTATAGTTCTCGCCATGTTCCTTAGTATTTCGAGCATCAAACTTTTTTAAAGCCAACATCAAAGGACCACCAATGAGCGCAACGACAACAGGGGTGATCCACTCCATTTTAGACCCAACGAGTCCCAACGGGTTCAGCCTTAATACCAGCCTCGGTAGCCTGCCTCATCTGTTCATCTTGACGTTGTTTGATAGTTGGACCATGAAAGTCTTCTTTGCCATGAGAAAAACCTAGACGAATACCTTTTACGTGGCAGCCAAAACATACAGCGCCTCTACGTGGAAGAACGTCAAAAGAAAACAGTTTGTCGCATTCTGTGCAGTTAATAGATCCCATCACAGTATAAGTGGATCGTTACCTACCGTTTACGAGCGTTATATGCACCCAAAGGAACAGTTTTCAACCCTTCATCACCATATTGAATAAAGCGTTCAAACCAATGCAAACTGTACTTAGGAGCAGGCACTTCAGCCCGATACTCAGGAAGCCACACAAACTTCAACATTTGATGGGCAATAGCCAAAGACATCACTCTGTCGTCGTGAGGAGAACCATGCATCTTTCCATTAGGGTCACGCACATAAGTTTTTAATTCCGCAATTGTATTCTCGTCAAGGATGAGCAAATCTTCGTCACGGATAGATCCAGCCAACTCGTCAATAGCCAAAGGCTTTGACGCAGTTGTAGTACGCCAACCCATAATCTCCGTAGCCTCAGGATTGCGTTGCTGCAAACGCCGTTGACGATACAAATTCTTGTACCCGTACCGTTGCAAGGCTTTAATCGTGGTTAAACCATGATTGTTATTTTCCACACCAAGAAGAGCACCGTTGTACCACCATGCTATTTCTGCTAAAGCATCACCAAACAAGTCGGGTTCAATATGACCATGCCAGTGGGCAACGACAGTACGGGAGCGAGCCTCAATAATGTGTGCGGACGAATAGTCGCCATGACCAAGACCTTCAGCGATGTCAGCACCAATTACATAAGTACCTTCAGGGCTAGGGAACTCCCAAACAGCAAACTCCCCATCGGGAGTTTCACGGTACTCAGGGTTTTTGCGTGACACGATATGCAGATAGCCACGATGAGGTTCTTCAACCTCATACTCCATTAGGCGATCAATATCGAAAACTGGGTTACCTGACTTG